TGGGGCGGTTTTTCCGACGGCGGAAAAATCAGCGGAGGGGGTACGCAGGCGGTCAGAGACGTGCGCGGGACGCGCGCGAAATGGAATTGCGCGGCGCGGGCGCAAACGACGCGGGCGCGCAAAGCCGCCTGCTGCAAAAACATATCGGAGGCTGTGCCGGGCGCAAAGCCCGCAGTGAGCCATAGTTAACCTCCTACTGGGCGCGGAAGATTGGGGAACCTCCGCGTCTGGCAGAGCCTCCGAGGAAAGGAACGAGCATGGCCCGCGAGGACATGATCCGGCAGGACATGCAGCTTGTCGGGACGTACAACGAGATATTCGAGCCGACGATCAAGCAGCTTGCAAAAACCGAGCGCGAGCTTTCCCGCGCCGAAAAGGAATGGAAAGCCCAGGGCGGCCAGCGCGTGTGCACGATGGTCAACAAAACCGGCGCGGAATATACAGCGAAAAGCCCGTACTGGACGGCGGTCGAGGATCTCCGCGCCACAGTGCAGAGCCTACGCAACCAACTGGGTCTTACCGCGACCGGGCTGAGCAAGGCTCGCGCTAAGAATGCCCAACCGGCCCCCGGGCAAAGCAGGCTGGAGCGGATGCTCGAAGACGCACATAGCCATGCCATCGAGCACGCTGCACAATATCAGCGGGACGTTGAGAATTTTGTGCAGTCCGTGCTTTCCGGCGAATCTGGTCTATGCGAGGACGCAGTTCTCGCCTGCAAGCGATACGTATCCGATTTGGGCACCGGAAAGTGGGAGTTCCGTGCTGAGCCCGCGAACGATATCATTGCCATCATCGAGACGATGATTTGCCACCAGCAGGGTGAATTCCTCGATGCCACTCCACTCCGCGGTACGCCGTTTCTCCTGCTCCCCTATCACAAGTTTATCGTGTATAACGTTATGGGCTTTTATCTCCCAGACACGAAGATCCGGCGCTTCAAGGAAGCCGTTGACTTCATCCCGAGAAAAAACGTCAAAACAACCTTTGCGGCGGCCCTGGCCTTCGCACTGGCGCTTTACGAACGAGAGTCCGGCTCCAAGGTCTACGCCGTTGGCGGCGCGTTGCGTCAGACGAAGGAAGTATTCCTGTTTTTAAAATACAATCTCGCCAGACTGCGCATCACAACCGATGACGACCCCGTTCAGGGACTGCGCGTGATCGATAATAACGCGGAACGCTCAATTTCCGGCGACATCGGAAGCGGCATGGTGTCCATTGATGCACTCGCGGCGAATCCGGATAAGCAGGACTCGTTTAACTGTAACATCGTGATCGCAGACGAGGCACACACCTACAAAAGCCCGCAGCAATACCAGATCCTCAAAGACGCGACCAAGGCGTACACAAACAAGCTTGTAATCGTCATCAGCTCCAACGGACCGCATGCGCGCGGCTTCCTGCTCGGCCATCTGGAGTATTGCCGGAAAATCCTGCGCGGGACTGTTACCGGCGATGCCGCTGATTCTGTGTTTTGCTTTTTATGTTCTGCCCCGACCATGGAAAACGGCGATGTTGATCTATCAGATCCTGCTGTGTTAAAGGCAGCCTCGCCGGGCTGGGGCTACTCCATCCGCCCGCAGGACATGATTAATGACGCAGCCATGGCAGCCGAAAACCCGGCGCTTCGACCGGAGTTTTTGAACAAGTCTCTGAATGTCACCACAAATGCAGTTAAGGCTTGGTTCGACATTGCGGAGTTCCGCAAAAGTGACGAGAGGTACGACTGGACAATGCAACAGCTCGCAAAGCTCCCGATCCGCTGGTACGGCGGGACTGACCTCTCGAAGCTGCACGACCTGACGGCCGGTGCGCTGTTCGGTCACTACAAGGGCGTGGACATTATTATCCCGCACTGCTGGTTCCCGCGGCCTGCCGCGATGGTCAAAGCGCAGCAGGATCAAATTCCACTGTTCGGCTGGCTGGACGACGGCTGGCTGGACATGACGAATGACCATGTAACCAACCATCATGATGTGGTGATGTGGTACAAACGGCTCCGTGCAACGGGCTTTAAAATACGGCGCGTCGGGCACGACCGGAAGTTCTGCCGGGAGTATTTCGTCGAGATGAAACAGGAGCACTTCCCAATTAAAGACCAGCCGCAGCTGTTCACACGCAAGTCCGAGGGATTCCGATACATTGAAGCGAGCGCAAAGCGCGGCACGCTCTACTACCTGCACGCAGAACCGTTTGAATACTGCGTACAAAACGTCGCTGGCATCGAGAAGGCCGACGACATGGTTATGTACCAGAAGATCGAGCCGAACTTACGCATAGACGTATTTGACGCAGCCGTTTTCGCGGTCTGCGCCTATCTGGAGGATCTGACCGCCAGCAACAAGGCGGCCGGATGGTATGACAAAAAAGACGGAAAGGATGATGATGCCGATTGAAAGTCAAAGTGCAGCGCAGGTCGCAGGATTTGACGCTGCAAGGTTTTCTGCTGGGCGCGGTGAATCAGGATACACTTTGCGTGCCCGGCTATACGCGGCTGATCGATAGCCCAGACGTGCAGGCTGCTGTTGGTGGCCTTGCCGATATCGTATCCAACGCAACGATACAACTCATGCAGAATACGCCAGACGGAGACGTTCGCGTTCGCAATGCGCTGTCACGGTTTATGGACATCCAGCCGTGGGCGCACGGCACGCGCAAGGATCTGATTGCATGGATCGTATGGACAATGTTAACGAACAGCTGCGGAAGCGCCTTTTTGCTGCCGCACACGTCTGGTGGCCGTTTGACAGAGTTGGAACCGATGCCGGATGCGGTCGCCATGAGCGATGACAATGGCCGGAGCTACTATGTCATGTGGTGCGGTGTCCGCTTCGGCTCCGACGCAGTGCTGCACTTCCGGCGCTGGCCGGACCCTGCGCAGCCGTGGCGCGGGCTCGGTTTGCGGATGAGCATGCACGATCTGGCGAACAGCCTGCGCCAGACATCGGCGACAAAAAAGGGCTTTATGTCGGACAAATGGAAGCCAAGCGTTATCGTTAAGGTTGACGCGCTGGCGAATGAGTTCGCGGACGAGGCAGGCCGCAAGCGTCTGGTCGATCAGTATTTGTCAAACAGCAGCGCAGGTGCACCGTGGATCATACCGGCAGAGCTGATGGAAGTGCAGCAGGTTAAGCCGCTCAGCCTCACCGATCTGGCAATCCGCGATAGTGTGGAGCTGGACAAACGCGCCGTCGCATCGCTGGTCGGCGTGACTCCGTATATGCTGGGCGTGGGCACATACTCCAGCAGCGAGTACAACAACATGATCAAAACAACGGCCACAACCATTGCAAACATCATCTGCCAGGAGCTCACACGCAAACTGCTGATCTCCAGCGAGCTGTATTTTACAATGTCGATGCGACGCCTGTACGGCTACAGCATCAAGGAGCTTGCCGAAGTCGCCGAGGGACTTTACATCCGCGGCCTGATGGATGGCAACGAGACCCGCGACTGGCTCGGCCTGAGTCCGCGCGAGGGACTGAACGAGCTGGTCATTTTGGAGAACTACATTCCGCGCGGAATGATCGGCAACCAGAACAAACTGACACAGGGAGGCGAAAGCAATGGAACATGACAGGCAGCTGCGGCAGGTCTGCTGCGTGGCGCAGCCGTTTCAGACACGGGCAGCGGACAACGACTTGTACATCGAGGGCTATTTCGCGGTATTCAATTCGGAGTATCAGCTGTGGGAGGGCGCGAGCGAGATCATTAAGCCAGGCGCATTCTCCGGTTCGGTCTCCGGCGATATCCGCGCCCTGATCAATCACGACACCAGTCTGGTGCTGGGCCGGACGAAGTCCGGCACGCTGACGCTCCGGCAGGATGAGCGCGGCCTGTGGGGCAGCGTCCGCATCAACCGTGACGACATGGACGCGATGAATTTGTACGCGCGTGTGCAGCGCGGCGACGTCGACCAGTGCAGTTTTGGCTTTGACATCAAGCGAGAGGCTTTTGTTGATCTCGGCGGCGGGAAATACCGCTGGGAAATCGAGGAGGTCGATCCACTTTACGAAGTAAGTGTTTGCACATTCCCGGCCTATGAGTCCACTTCCGTCAGTGCTAGGCAGAAGGATCTGGCCGAAATTCAGAAGCGGCGCGCCGAGGCATGGCGCGAGGAAATGACCAAGAAGTTAGGAGGCAAAACGTAAATGTCAGTACTTAGAGTTTTGATGCTCAACAGTGAGATCGAGGCGCTTCGCGCGCAGCTAACGCCGCTGGAGCAGGTGCGCGACGGCTTCGCCGCCCGCGAGGAACAGCTCCGTCAGGCAATCACGGATGCGGCGACCGACGATGAGCGCAGCGTAGTATCTTCGGCGATCGATACGTTTGAGCAGGAGCGCAGCTCGAACGCCGCAGAGATCACCCGCATTCAGGGCGAGATCGACGCGCGCGAGGAGCAGATTCGCAGTCTGGAGGCCGCGCAGACGCCGCCTCCGGCCAACAATTCGGTGCCCAATTCGGACACCGGCAACACCAACCATGAAAGGGGCAATGTAAACATGAGCAATCCCGAACGCCGCTGGCTTGGCCTGACTTATCAGCAGCGCGATGAGCTGCTGGCGCGTGACAGCACGAAGGAGTTCCTTCAGCGGTTCCGTCAGCTCCGCGCTCAGCAGAACAGCGCGACCGGCGCTGAACTGGGTATTCCGACTGAGTTTATGCAGATCCTGCGCGATCTGACATATCAGAACTCCAAACTGTGGAAGTACGTCCACAGCGAATCTCTGAGCGGAAAGGCCCGCCAGAACATCGTCGGCACGGCCTCTGATGCCGTGTGGACGGAGACCGTAGCCAATATCAACGAGATCGTCCTCGACTTTACCCAGCTGGAAATGGACGGCTACATGCTGGCAGGCTACATGGCTATCTCCAACGCCGTTCTTGCCGCCGATTCCGATCTCCAGCTGCTGACCAGCATCCTCAACGCGATGGGCGAGGCAAACGCGCGTGCGCTCGACAAGGCGATCGTATACGGCACGGGCGTTAAGATGCCTGTTGGCTTTATCACCCGGCTTGCCGCGGCGGAGAAGCCCTCCTGGTGGGGCAACGATCAGGGCGATTTTACCGCGCTGAACACCAGCCACATCCTCAAACTGGACATTGATTCCACATCCGGTGCATCCTTCTTCGGCAGCCTGATCGAGGCGCTGGGCGTTGCGGACCCGAAGTATTCGGACGGCCGCACCTTCTGGGTGATGAACCGGAAAACGCACATTCGCCTGATGGCCAAGGCCCTGGCGTTTGACGCCGCAGCGGCGCTGGCTGCCGGCATTAACAACACCTTCCCGATCGTCGGCGGTGACATCGTTGAGCTTGAGTTTATGGCGGACAACGACATTGCGGGTGGTTTTGGCGACATGATGCGCATGGTGGAGCGCGAAGGCGCGACCATCGCATCCTCCGACATCCCGCTGTTCCTGCGGAACATGACGGTATACCGCTCCATCGGAATTTACGATGGTAAGCCCGCACGCGGCGAGAGCTTTGTGATTGTAAACTTCCGCAACACGCAGCCGACCACGTCGATTTCGTTCGCGCCGGACCTTGCCAATGAGAAGCTTGGCACGCTGATCGTCACGACGGCGGCAGGCGGCTCCGGTAAGAGCGTCGTCACGGTGGCTGGCAACGGCTCCGGGACGCTTAAGTACCAGACTGGCGGTCAGGCCATCGCCGTCGGTAACGGAGAACGGCTGGGCAAAGAATGGCTCAATATGCCGACAAATAAGACGATCGCCGCAAAGAACGGCGAGACCGTCACGGTCGTCGAGCTTGATGAGGCTGGCCGCGCTGTGGCTGCCGGTTCTGGCAGCGTGACGGCTGGCGCGTAAGGAGGCTAAAAATGTCGGCAGGACTGCGTATTGATTTGCTTAAAGTCGATCTTGGCATTTTGAGCTGTGCCGAGCCGCAGGAGCTGTATCTCCGCAGCCTGCTGACGTCGGCCGAGAACTTTATTTGCCGCCGAGGCGTTCCATTGCAGGATGGTAGCACAGATGATGATCTTCTTGTCGCGGCGGTCGCTGCGTGGATGTACCGCGCACGCGGAAGTGCAGACCGTGCGCAGCTGCCGCGGAATCTGGATATTCAGATCAAGGACCGGCTGTGTGCTGCCAAGATGGGAGGCGACGGCGCATGATTTACGATAAAATCCTTACAATCTGCACACTGCTTCCCGGACGGTCGCCCGCATCGCGCAAACTCAGCGCGGTAAGCCAGCACTATTACGCCGAGCGCACCGTCTATGCTTCCCGCTTTTACGCGGGCAAGCAGACGGGTGCAAAGCTGGTGCGGATGGTATCCATGCCGCGCAGCGTTTACGACGCGGCAATCGAGGCAGACCAGTACTGCATCCTGGACGATGGGCATGTGTACCGCATTGATCAGGCCCAGCGCGAGACGGATGACGATGGGCTCCCGATTACAACGCTGAGCCTGGCCGAGCCGGAGGGTAAGTATGAGCTATACCAAAATTGAGCGTGCGCTTGAAAGTGTGCTCCCTGGCGCGGTGTACAAGGTGCAAGCCCCAACCGAGGATGCGGACGGGACCCCGATCACCCGTTTTCTGGTCTGGACGCCGACCGGCGAACGCTTTGCGTATGCAGAGGGCAAGCCCTTCGCCTGCATCAAAACGGCAGTTGTCACCGTTGCAACTCAAGCGGAAGATGATGCGCTTCCGCGCATGGTCGCGGCGGCGCTGGCCTCCGCGCATGTGGCGATGCAGCCGCCGGAGCATTCGTATGATGATGAGCTTGCGACGTATTTTACAGATATCCCCTGTGAGGTGATCTGATGGCACAGTTTGAAACAAATTCCGGTGCAAACAACATCACTGAGGTTATCCGTCAGATGGAGCGAGCAAACCTGTTTACAGATGAAAATGTAAAGGATCTTCTCACGGTTGGCGCGAACATTATGCTTGATTCCGTGAAGTCCGCCTTTGTGGAGGCTGGACACAGCAACGTAAGCCGCGCCAGACGTACCGGTGAAACGTACCGGCATATCAGCAAGTCGCGCAGTGTGAAAAAGGATAAACACGGCGTACCGTATATGCAGGTGACAATCAGCGGCAAGGACAGCCGGAAGCAGCGGTATGCTACCAAGGGATTTGTCCTGAACTACGGCCGCCGCACTGGCGGGAAAATCACGCCGGACTACTACTGGAGCAACGCTGTGAAAAACACTTGGCAGCGCGTAAACGATGCAATGGCCGAGGTCGCGGCGAGGAAACTGAAAGGAGAATAAAATGCCTGAATTTGATCTGCGCGGCATGAAGGCCGCTAAGTACAACTACAGTAAAGCAACCAAGAAGATCACATACGGCGAGGCTGTGAGCATGGGCGAGGCCATGACGGCAAACCTTGAAATGAAGTTTGCCGAAGGCCGCATCTATGCCGAGTCTTCGCTTTCTGAGTACATGAAGAAGTGCACCGGCATGACGACAAGCGTCGGCGTGAAGTATCTCCCGGACGACTGCCAGAAGCTGCTTTTCGGTTTCTACGAGCTTAGCCGCTCGGTCGGCAGCGGATCTCCGAAAACCATCAAGTCCATGGCTGCCGGCAGACCATCGACCGGCCAGTATGTCGGCCATGGCTTCTACAGCCCGGACATGATCGACGGCGTTGAGAAGTTCACCGCTGTTTTTGTCCACAAGACGCTTTTCGGCCCGCCCAGTAAGACGCTCCAGACGATGGGCGAATCGATCACCTTCAACACGCCGACGACAAGCGGTGAGTCCCTTGTTGATGATCTCGGCCACCTGTTTGAGTGGTATTCCTTTGATACCGAGGCGGAGGCCATTGCATGGCTTGACGCCTGCTTCACGACTGAGCCTACAGTCGTAGCGGAGGGCTCGTGATGGACTGCCGCCTGAAAACCATGCCGTATGAGATCGACGGGCACGAGCTGACGCTCAGCTGCAATATGAATGTGCTCGCAGATCTCCAGGAGCAGTACGGCGATGTGGAGGAGCTCCTGGACAGCGAACGGTCTATGCGCAGCTATTTGCGGCTGCTGGCCGCCATGATCAACAATGCGCTGCGCGAACAGGGCAAGGCTGCGTCCTACACCGCCGAAGCCCTTGGCCAGCGCATCGGCTTCCGCGAGTTTCGGCGCACAAGCGGCGACGTTTTCGCGCTGCTTGTCTCGTCGGTCATCGACCCGGACGCACCGGAGGAAGCCGCGCAGCCGGAGGAGAAGGCACCGGAGGAAAGCGAAAAAAACGCAGTGACCAGCGAGGACGACAGAACGGCATCAACTTCGCCTGGTATCTAAACATCTGGATCAATATCCTACACAACGACGAGGCCGTTTTCTGGCGGTCCATGACGCCGGCACGGTGTGTTGCACTTTACCGCGAGTATTTCAAACTCACGGGCGCACCGTGTCGGCCTTTTGTTTCTGAGGCGCAGCCTGCGCCGGAGGAGCAGAAGCCCGCCCGCTTGTCGTTGTCTGAGTACCTCATGGGGAGGTGTGAATAATGGCAACACCGGGAATCAACACAAAAATCAAGCTCGACGGCGAAAGGGAGTATAAGGCCGCGCTGGCTGAGATCAACGGCGGCCTAAAGGTTTTGAAATCCGAACTGAATCTTGCCTCGGAGCAGTTTCGCGATAACGCCGGGAGCGTCGAGGCGCTGACCAAGAAAAACGACATCTTGGAGCGCAGCATTCTGACGCAGCAGGAGAAGATCGAAAAGCTGAAGGAATCTCTGCAATACTCCGCGCGCGAGTACGGAGAAAGCAGCGAGAAGACCAACGGCTGGAAGGTCGCGCTGAACAACGCCGAGGCGGAGCTCAGCAAGATGCAGCGTGAGCTGGATCAGAATACAGACGCCATCAAAAAAATGACGCCTCCACTGGATAAGGTAAAAAAAGCCCTGTCCGAGACAAAGGAGCAGGGCGGCGGCGTCAAGACGGCGCTTGCAAACCTCAAGGAAGAATTCAATCTGAACACCGATTCCGCAAAGGGGCTTGGAACAGCCCTGACGGACATTGCCGGACAGTTTGGCATCCAGCTCCCGGATGGTGCGGCAAAGGCCGCAGAGGCCCTGAACGGCATCAACGCGGGCGCGGCGCTTGCTGTGACGGGGCTCGGCCTGCTGGCGGCGGCTATCGTAAAGGTTGAAAAGCAACTGATCTCCATGACGAAGGAGTCGGCGGCCTACGCCGACAACATCCTTACTCTATCGCTAACGACCGGCCAGACGACCGACCAGCTTCAGGAATTCTCGTATGCCTCGGAGCTGATCGATGTGTCGCTCGACACCCTGCAAGGCTCGCTGACCAAACTGACCAACAACATGCAGGACACTGCGAACGGCACCGGCAACGCGCAGGCGGCTTTCCAGCAGCTCGGCGTTTCCGTTACCGATGCGGACGGGCATCTCCGGAGCGCGAACGATGTGTTTTACGACGCCATCGACGCGCTGGGCGACGTGACGAACGCCACCGAGCGCGACGCGCTGGCAATGGACATCTTCGGCCGCTCGGCGCAGGATCTCAATCCGCTGATCGTGCAGGGCGCGGACACGCTGCGCGAGTATGCGCAGGAGGCCCACGACATGGGCTACGTCCTCGACAACGATGCGCTCGCCGCGCTCGGCGCCGTCGATGACGCATACCAGAGGCTTCAAAAGACGCAGGAGGGCGTGAAAAACCAGCTTTCCGAGCAGTTCGCGCCGTACCTGACCGAGTTTTACGAGAAGATCACAAGGCTCATCAAGGACGGCGGGCAGGCGCTCAAGGACTCCGGGCTTGTGGATGCGTTCGGCATGATCCTTGAGTCTGTCGGCGACCTCATCGCGCCGACAAACGAGCTTGCCGAGGACTCCGTCCCGAAGCTCACGCAGGCGCTGCGGCCTCTGGCTGAGGTCATGGCCGGGATCGCAGACACGATCGACTTCATTCGCGGGCTTGTTGCATTCAATTCAAATCCAATCTGGAGTGCTGATAAATGGAAAGGCTTGTCGCAGATGGGAAAGGCGGCCGGCTTTGGCTATTCCTACGGAAACGGCAACCACACCCAGACGCTGAAGGAAAAGTGGATGCAGACCGACACCAACTACGCAACCGGCGCAAACGGCTACGGCGAGTACTTCGGCAACGGCAAGTACTACGGCAATCGCGACGCATATCTGTATGCGCTCTGGGAGGAGGAGCTGAACTCCGGAAAGCCGGTCGGCTCGTTCGAGGCGTGGAAAATGCAAAAGGGCTATAACGCTTCCGGCACGGACTTCTGGCGCGGCGGCCGGACGCTGCTCGGCGAGAACGGCCCGGAGGAAGTCGTGCTCCCGCGCGGCAGCCGCATCCTGACCGCACAGGAGACGCGGCAGTCTGGCGGCGGGGACACCTACTACGTCACAATTGAGGCCCGCACGGTAAAGGAGTTCAACGACATCGCGCGCATTGCCCGGAACAAACGCAGAACAGACAGAATGGGGGTGGATAAGGAATGAGTATAACACAAAGGCTGTATGCAACATCGTTTGCATTTTTGGATGCCGAAAATCAAGGAAGTAACGTGCACTCTGGCAATACGATAGTGCTAAAAACAACTAAAGATTCGATACTTTTCAAGTTTGAGGATCTTCCATCTGCACTAAGGTTCAAACGGATATCCTCGCTAAAATCATATGTTTACGCCATATCGATTGAAACATACGATTTATTTTGGCTGAACGTGGATGGTATCACGAAGGCTTTCAACCCTGAAACAGTTACATTCGAATTATGGCGGGGGACACCTGACGAATGGTTTAGGCAGGGCGACATGCTGGATCCCAGATACTTGCCAAAATGGGCGGAGAATAGTGCGACTTCTAAAAGCATACCACTTGCCGCCATGTATGGTATAGAAATATACGGCAAGACCGCATCATCAAGTAAATTCGAGAATCTTTCAGTTGCAACTGCTGGACAAAACAGGCCATATATTGAGATAACAATCGACGAATCCGCAACAGCAGATACGCTGAACATCCTCAAAATGTCGCCCAAGGCCGGAGCGATTGACAAGTCTCACGATGTCCTTTTCACGTGGAACACAGAAGCCCCATACCCATGCGTTCCGAAGCTCGTCCAAAGTTCCGCAACGTTTCAATGGCGCACAGATTCTGGAGGAACGATCCATTCAAGCATTATCTCTGGAAACACGAGCAGTTTCACCGTCCCGGCAGGAACTTTTACGGGAACAAGTATCCAGTGGCGGATCGTTGTGACCGCAAACAGCGGCAAAACAACGACATCGGACTGGGTAACGCTATCGACCGCAGATGCAATCTCTGCGGCAAGTGCGATTTCTCCGAACGGAGAGATCGTCGACACGACGGCGCCGGTCACCTTCACGTGGTCGCACATTATATCTACCGGAACAGCGCAGACAAAGGCCGAGCTGCAATTATCTGCGGATAAGCAGACATGGAGTGCGCTCGCAACCGTGACCGGAGCTGAACCGACATACACTGCCCCTCCGAACACGCTCGGCAGCGGCACGAAATACTGGCGCGTGCGCACATACAACACTGATAACGCCGCCGGAGCATGGAGCGAACCGGCCGAATTTATATGCGTCGGCGCGCCTGCCGCGCCTATCGTGTCCATCCGTGCGCAAACGCCGCGCCCAGTCGTTGGCTGGCAATCCGCCGAGCAGCTGGCCTACCAGGTCGAGCTTGCAGGGCAGCCCGTCAGCAGCGTGTACTATGGCACCGAGAAAACGTGGACGTCACCGACGTATCTTCCCGACGGAGCATACACTGTGCGCGTGCGCGTGCAGAACGAATACGGGCTGTGGTCACCGTGGGGCGAAGCCGCGCTTCAGGTTGTGAACGTCCCTGGGGCTGCGATCTCTCTGACGGTCGACGCCGATGACGCGGCGCTGCTGACCTGGCAGACCACCGGGAGCTATGATTTCTTCCTGATCTACCGCGACGGGCGGCTCATCGGCCGCACAACGGAGCGCAGCTTCACGGACGCCGCCAGCGTCGGCAATGTGACCTATCAGGTGCGTGGCTGCTACGGCAGCAGCGCGAACTATGGTCTGTCTCCGGAGATCGCTGCCATCGTCTCTGTGCAGTACATCACGCTGTCCGACATGGATACCGGCGCGATCCTGCCGCTCCCCTACTCGGAAAGCGCGCATCGGACGACGTCGCGGACGCGAAAGCAGGAAGTCCAAGCCGTCCAGCTCGCCGGTCGCGCTTACCCGGTGATCGAGCGCAGCGAGCACATGGCGCAAAGCATCTCGGTTGCCTGCGCGTTTTACACGCAGGAGGACTGCGCGGCGCTGGAGGCCATGCTCGGCCACCTTGTTACCGTCCGCACGCCGGAGGGGCGCATGGTCACCGGCTGCCTCGCGCAGCTCACGGAGCGCACAGACGGCGGTTTTTACAGCGTGTACACATTCTCCGTCGATCAGGCGGACTGGGAGGAGGCGATCCGCATTGATGCGTGATGTTGCGTTCCGGATGAACGTCCTGCGCAATGGCGCGCAGCTGACGCAAATGACGTGGCCGACGGACTCCCCTCCCAACATTTACGTTGACAAGGACGCGGAGATCAAGGGCAGCCTGTCTGCGACGCTCTGCCCATCCGAGAAGGCCGATCTGCTGTCAGACGAGCTCCAGCCCGTGATGATCGTAAACGGCGTAGAAATGCCGCTGGGCGTCTTCCAGGTGACGACCATTGACGATTCGCTCACAGCGTTCGGGAAACTCTGGCGCATTGAGGCATATGATCGCTGCTGGCGCGTGCAGCAGAGCCGGACGGAGAACATCCGCCACTTTTCGGCCGGCACGCCGTATCTGACGGCGGTGCAGCAGCTTTTGACGGAGGCAGGGATCACGCTGATCCTCGCCTCGCCGTCTGACGCCGTCCTCGCGACCGACCGCGAGGACTGGCAGGCCGGAACGGATTATTTGGCGATCTGCAACGATCTGCTGGCAGAGATCAACTATAATCCCGTGTGGTTCGACGCGCGCGGCGTCTGCCGCCTGGAACCGTACCGCGAGCCGAACAGCAGCCGCATCGATCACGCTTACAGCAGCCGAGACGTGCAAATGCTGCCGATGGCAGACGATCGGACGCAGGCGTTCGACCTGTTCGACCGGCCGAACGTGTTCGTGCGGATCTGCTCAAACCCGGATCTTCCGGCGCCGATGACTGCAACAGCGGTCAACGACTCCCCTACCTCCAGTACGTCCACGTTCAAACGCAAAATGCGCATTGTGGATGTCGCGACCGTGAAAAACATCGCGAGTCAGGCGGAGCTTCAGGCGCTTGTGAACAAACTCCGCAATGAGTCGATGTTTGCAACGAAGACCATAACGTTTTCCGGCCTTGCCGAGGGCGGCCATGGAGTCGGCGATGTGATCTCCATTGATGATGCAGATATCGGCGGGATCTACGAGGAGACGGCATGGTCGCTGACGCTTGCTGCCGGTGAGCTGATGGAGCACACAGCAAGAAGGGCGGTGATTGCCTGATGCTCGATGGGATGACAGAGTATCGTCCGCGCGCGGCGCAGACTGAGGGCAGCCTTTGCCTTGCGACCGTCGCAGAAAAATACACGGACGGCCTCAGCCTGATTTTTGACGGACAGGCTGAGGCTACGGCAAAACACTACAAATGCAACACCGGGCTCACATTTGCAAAAGGAAACCGCGTCGTGTGCCTCCGCTGCTCCGGCAGCTGGGTCGTGGCGTTTGCATTTGGGAATCCGAAGTGACGGTGTCCAAGTCGGACACCGATGGAGGGCATAGTTTATGATCACAATCAATGCAAATTTGCGCGAGCCCATTTTCCTTCGCCATGCCGGCGAGGAAAACGCGCTGCGTGTCGCCTTCGACCTGCAAGAGTTCGAGGCGCATTGGCCGGGCGGCGTGCCTGCTCTGCTTGTCCGGCGGCCGATCTCCAGCATGGATGCTGCCGCCTACCCTGTGCCGCTGTCTGTGGAGGGCAGGACGGCGTTCTGGACCGTCAGCGCATCAGACACCGAGTGCTCCGGATACGGCAAGGCGCAGCTCCAGTGGCGCGTTGGCGGCACGCTCGCGAAGTCCTGCGTCTACGACACGGTGTGCGCGCCGTCTCTGCTTGCAGGCGACGCGCCACCCGACGCGCCGAGCAAGGCATGGTTCGAGGCGATTCAGACGCAAATCGGCGACCTGTCGAAGCTGACCACCAAAGCGAAGGAGAATCTTGTTGCCGCGATCAACGAGGCGGCACGCACGGGCGGCGGCTCTGGCGGCGGCACGATTGATATGCGTGTGTCCGGCGGGTACATCCAGTATTCCAACGACGGCGTTACGTGGGAAAACCTGATTGCCGTTTCCGACCTCAAGGGCGAGGCTGGCCCGCAGGGCTTAAAGGGTGACACAGGGCCGCAGGGGCCGCAGGGCATTCCCGGCGAAAAAGGCGAGGCAGGCCCACAAGGCCCGCGCGGAGAAACGGGGCCTCAAGGCGAAAGAGGCTTGAAAGGTGCCGCTGGCCCGCAGGGTGTTCCGGGCGAAAAGGGTGCTGACGGAGCGAAAGGCGACACTGGCCCGCAGGGCGAGCGAGGCCCGCAAGGCCCGAAGGGAGACAAAGGCGATCCCGGACAGAAGGGCGAAACCGGCTCCGGCTTTGTTGTGAAGGGTTATTATGGCACGGTCTCTGCACTCCAGACCTCTGTGAAGAATCCTGCCGTTGGCGATGCTTACGGCGTTGGCGCGTCCGAGCCGTATGACATTTACATCTATGATGGCGTGACGCGCACTTGGATAAACAACGGCCCGTTGCAGGGTGCGAAGGGCGACCCCGGCCCCAAGGGTGACAAGGGCGAACCCGGCGAACAGGGGCCGAAGGGCGATACCGGCCCCATCGGCAAGACCGGCCCGCAGGGTGAGCAAGGCATCCAAGGCCAGAAGGGCGACCCAGGAAAGGATGGAGCGACCGGCCCTGCCGGAAAGGACGGACTCACGCCGACGATCGGAGCAAACGGGAACTGGTATCTCGGCGACGAGGACACCGGGAAGCCGTCCCGCGGTGAAAAGGGCATTCCCGGCGAGAAGGGCGCTGACGGAGCAGCCGGTAAAGACGGCTACAGCCCGGAGGCGACTGTAACGCAGATCAATGGCGGCGCGAAGATCATCATCAAGGACAAGACCGGAACGACATCCGCAAACGTGATGAACGGCGCACAAGGGCCGAAGGGTGATGCTGGCCCACAGGGCGATGTTGGCCCCAAGGGCGACAGCTACACGCTGACGACTGCGGATAAGTCGGAGATCGCAGAGGCAGTTGTTGCAGGCGGTGTACAGGCGGAGCTTGGCGACGAGCCTGTATCCCTCGGCATATCCGGCGCACAAGTCGGCCAAATCGCCAAAATCACGGCGGTTGACGCGCAGGGCAAGCCGACCGCGTGGGAGCCGGTGGATATGGCGAGTGGAGGCGAGCGTGAGTGGGTCGAAATCGGTGAGGTTACAACCACCGAAGACACGACCGAAAAAATGATTATGAAATTTTCGCAAGATGTCCATGGGAATCCGTTGTCACTGAAAGGTGTGCTAATTATCGGTAAACCCATTTTTAGCGATACAAATAAGCATCAATGTCTGCTTGTTTGCAACGACAACAAATATGGAGGTAACGCGAACTACCTGTTGTATGAACAGATACTAAGAAACAATCAAACATTTACGGTTTATTCGGAGTTCCTGCGTGCAGATGGGCTAAATTCTGTTGCCGTTACTGCGTTTAATTCGGGGAATGTAAAGCAAAATGGAGGTTGCGGAACTTCCGTCAACACATGGTCGCCGGGCAATGATATTTCCCTTCAATTCCCTATGCGCGGGGTTACCTTCACGATTCTTGATACTGGTTTGCTCGCAGGAAGTAACTTTAAGTTCTGGGGGGTGAACGCATGAAAATCTACGAAAACGGTATCTCCCGCGACATGACAGCCGAGGAAATTGCGGAGCTGGAAAAACTGGCATCAGAAGTTCCCGCGCCCGAACCCTCGCCCGAAGACCGCATTGCCGCACTGGAGCAGGACAACGCCGAGTTGCGTGAGGCAATCGAGGCACTGATAAGCGGGGTGACGGCATGAGCGATTTGAGAGAGCGAGTTGTCGCGTACAATGTGGAAATCAAAAACGCGCTGCAAACCATCATCGATGCGCTGAATCAGGGACAGCGGAAGAAGCTGCTTAGAAATGCGGCGGTGGCTGCGATGCTCAAGCGTTATGGAGTGGAGGTGGGCGATGCTTAAAACGGTTTATAAGGATGGCAAGCCGCTTGTGGTCGGCGGCAAGGTCGTGCGTGTGGAAACCGCCGCCGCAGAAGGCATACAGCACGCGGAGATTCCGGACTATGTGAAGGCGGAGGCGCTTTCGGTGGCGGAGAAGGTCAGGCGTGTCTTGAAAGACGACAGCATTGTATTTGCGGCGGTCTCCGACTTTCACCACGCCGGGCCGCAGACGGACGGCTGGCAGACGAACATCAACGCCGGAAATCTGCACGCCTGCATGGCGCTCAAGGTGCTGGCGTACAGCCTGCCGAGGCTCGATTTTGCATGTATGCTCGGCGATGTGACGTTCGGCAACGCAAAGACCACGACCGAACTGATGCAGGCACAGTTTGACGAGATCAACGGCTGGCTCGGTGAGGCATGGCGCGATGTGCCGCAGTTCCGAACGGTCGGAAACCACGACACCGGAGAGTACAGCACGCTTGTCGGCGCGGCATTCCTGAAAAACAACATCGGGAAATACAACGAGGGCGCGGTCTACGGAAGCGCGGAATACGGCTACTGCTATCGGGACTTTCCGGACAGAAAGCTGCGCGTGATCTGTCTGAACTCCTGTGAGGGCGAGACGACGGGAGGCGCAAGTGCTCCGAAAATCTTCTCCGATGCGCAGCTGATGTGGTTTGCGGAGACGCTGAGTGATGTGGGAGGCAAGGCCGATGCCGCCAAGTGGGGCATCCTCGTGCTGGCGCACTATCCGCTCGATCTGGGCGGCGCGTATCCCGCGGGAAACATCGTAAAGGCATATGTGAATGGAGAAGTAGCCGTTGTCGGAGGAGAACGGATCAATTTTCAGGGGAAAAACGCGGCGAAGTTCGTCGCAAATGTCCACGGGCACAATCACTGCTTCCAGTTCGGAAAGCTCCACAGCGTGGAAAACGGAAAAGGCACACAGTTTGACGCATGGCGGATGTGCACGCCGAACGCCTGCTTTTACCGCAACAACTCCGGCGTCGTCACCATGTACGGGATCTCATTCGGTGATCCTGCGCCAATCGACAAGACGGCCGGAACGGGCAAGGACACGGCCTTTAATATCAACGTCATCAATCCGTCTGAGCAGGTGATCTATTCGTTCTGCTACGGCGCAGGAACGGACAGAACCATCGGGTACGCGGCAACGGTCTATCACAGCATCACGAACACGCTGACGCATGTGACGACGAGCAATGACGCAGTCGCTGCCGAGGACGGCACGGAATATACGGCGGTGCTTTCGGCGGTGAGCGGCTACACGATGGAGACGGTCTCGGTCACGATGGGCGGCACGGATATTACGGCCACAGCCTACAACGCCAACACTGGTGTAATCAGTATAGCGGCGGTTACAGGCGACGTGGTCATTACGGCGAAGGCGGCAAAGGTTGTATCGTATCATAACCTTGTCCCGACCGCTGTGGACACGAGCGGGGCCTCTGCGCCGTATACGGATGGGCAGATGCTCAGCTCCAGCGGCGTATTGTCGGCAGACAGCCACTTCACGACCACCGGCTTTATCCCATTTGACGGCGGCGCGGTTCATATTTATCGCATCGGCGGTGACGGCATTGCATGGAACGAATATGGCGCAAGGCTGGCGTGGTACAATGCCGACTTTTCACTGAAAGGAAACGTACTTAGCTACAATCCGCTCGGGAACAGCATCTATTACCCGACCAAGGTGGAAGACCCGAACGCCGCTGCGGCATTTTCTACGGACGAGAATGTTGCACCGCCGCAGGGGGCGAAGTATTTCCGTGTGTCTGCCAAGGGCAAGGGCGCGGATCTGGTCGTAACACTGGACGAAGAAATCACATGACGGGCAATGCCCGCGAGAAAGGAGCACAAGATGGAAGACGGGATTCAGGCGCAGATCGCCTCCGTGGAGGCGCGATGCAAGAGCAACTCGCACAGGATCGACGAGCTGGAGGCAGACAACAAGGCGCTGCATCAGCTGGCGACCTCGGTGGAGGTTCTGGCCACCAAGCAGGAGACGATCGAGGAAAACGTGAACGAGATCAAGGCCGATGTGAAAAGCCTCAAGGCGCTGCCGGCAAGCCGCTGGGAGGCGGTCGTGAAGGGCGTCATTACCGCGCTCATCGCGGGGCTGATCGGATTTGCACTGGCAAAGCTGGGGGTGGGTGGATGATGGAGTTCTCGAAGAAGTGGCTGCTCGGGAGCGGAATCGCCTGCGTGGTGCTGACGACCCTGTGCGCTTTCGGCCTGCCACTGGTGGAGATCACGCTTGCCGTTATCGCGGAGACGACGGCGAGCAGCGGCTTTTATCTTTGGAAGGCAAAGAACGAGAACCGGAGCAAGTACGCACTCAAGTACATCAAGAGCCTGCCGGAGACTTACACGGCAGAGGAAAAAGCACGGTTTCTGGAAATCGTGCTGAAAGACTGAAAGGAGTAGAAATGTTTGGACGATAATAAGATAAACGAAATATGCGACAAAGCCAGATCTAAAGGTTGGCTGAATGGATTCGATTTTTCAATACTTATTCAAGAACTGACAATACCGGAAGGGGCATGGGTCATTGATACTGGAAATTTTGAAAATGTAAACGCCGAGGTGGCGCTTAGACTGATTGACAGAATCAGGCGGCATCCAATTATTTGGAAGTTATTTTTCATGGTAGCGTGAAAGGAGTACATGCAAATGGATAATATCAAGAAACGGCTGGGGAATCTGCTGAGTGTGAAGTCGCTGGTGACGCTGGTGCTGACGGGCGTGTTCGCCTACATGGCGGTCGTGGGCAAGATCTCGCAGGACTTCATGACCATCTACGCGGTCATCATCGCGTTCTACTTCGGAACGCAGAGCCAGAAGCTTCAGGATGCGGTCGAGGGAAAGGACGGTGCGGGAGATGCCGGTAATTAAGGACGCTCTGACGAGCTGCAACCACAGCAAGGGCGGTTGCTGCCCGAAGTTTATCGTTGTACATTATTTCGGGGCGCTCGGCACGGCGGCCAGCGTGGCCGAGTGGTTCAAGAATCCGCAGGCCAGAGCCAGCGCCCACTATGCCGTTGACGAGGGGAACATCTACCGCTGCGTGAAGGAGTCCGACATTGCGTGGCACTGCGGAGACGGACAGAAGCACCCGGAGTGCCGCAACTGGAATTCCATCGGCGTGGAGGTGCGCCCGAGGAAGGTCAACAAGGCGCGTCTGGGCGCGTATGATACGGACTGGTACTTCGATGAGGAGACGCTTGAAAACGCCGTGTGGCTCATCCGGCGGCTCATGAGGCAGTACAACATCCCCGCAGAGAACGTCATCCGGCATTACGACGTGTCGGGCAAGATGTGCCCGCGTCCCTTCGTCGGGGACGATATTAACACCCACTACAACACGTCCGGCAACGTGCAGTGGGCGAGATTTAAGGAAAGGATCGATGATGAAGTGGTTGAAAAGTCGAAAATGATCGTGGACGGCAAAGAGGTCGCCGTGGAGCGCATCCTGAAAAACGGCACAAACTATGTCAAGGTGCGCGACATTGCCGCCGCGCTGGGTCTGAAAGTCAGCAATAAGGGCAATATCGCCGTGCTGAGCACGAAGTAAGCCTGCGCCGTCCTGCGCGCCGAAAGGAGGCGCGAATGGCAAGAGGGCGCGTAAATCTACCAGTGGAGCTGCAAACCTTACTGGCGGGCGATTGGGAGCGCGTCATTGGGCAGGCGATGCTTGGCCGGGAAGATCGGCAGATCATGCGGATGTACGTCATGGACAGGCTGCCGCAGATCGAGATCGCGGCGGAGATGCACATGGACCGGTCGACGATCTCGCGGAGACTTGTACACGGCATAAACGAGGCGCGCAGGACGGCAAAAAGGCTGAATATCGTATAGCAAAAGCCCGGGGCATTATGCCTCGGGCTTCGCGTTCTTCCATATGTAATTTGGATCATATCTCTTGCTGGCACGTTCGAGCGTCTTAAAGTCGCATGAGATATTACAGAGAAATGTGTTTTTCTTGTTGACAACCTCAAAATACGTTTTCGCGGATCTCTGGAAAATAGAAGCACGGTTGCGATCAATCTCGACAAGCTGGTTATATAGAAGTGCGCGGTATTGGGCGTCCGTCTCGTCATCAATATCAAATCTAATAAGGGCACAATCAGGGACGGGAACCATGTTGTTGAAACCAAGAATACCGAGTTTTCCGTCGTCTAATTTGAATATGTGAATTCCAGGTTTAATTCTAACATGGTTTGGCTTCGGAGCCTCCATTGGAACAAAATATCGATATTCTCCGACAAGCAAAACGACGCCGACATACGGTCTTCTTGCGTCCTTGTTAAACTGGACGCGTTTGTCACGTGAGTGCAAAAAATGTATGTATTTATCAGATATTCTGTAAATGCTCAGTTTTTCCATGTTTCGACCTTTCTTGCAAAGTAAAAGCGGGACAGTGTACGCCGTCCCGCTTTTGATTGCCCATGCAATTTTTTCATTCCCTACTTAACGGCAAGGGTTTTCCGCTTTTTTCATTCCCTACTTAACGGCAAGGGTTTTCCGCTTTTTTCATTCCCTACTTAACGGCAAGGGTTTTCCGCTTTGATGGGCGGTGATGAACAGGCAGTGTTCGTCACTTTATATATGCAGATCTCTCTGCACCCTTAGTATAGCATGTTGTAGATGAAAATCAAGCGGAATCGAAACTTTTTTTACGACATGGAACGACACGGAAATATAACTTATCGGAATCGCACACAAATACAGCACAAACGCACACAAATGCATCCCTTAGATTTTCTGGCTGGCGCATAATGATGATAGGAGCTGGCCAGCTTACTTTTTGATTCGGAGGAACCATTTATGGAATACGCAAGTAACGGCAAAGGCAACCTCGGTGTTACGCTCGGCGCGATCGGCACCGGCCTCGGCGTGCTCGGCGGCGGGCTGGGCAATCTGCTCGGCGGTTGGGGCATGGCCCCGGCGGCGATGTGCAGCGAGAACACGCCGGTCTCGCGCTACGAGCTCAACCAGCAGAAGACGATCTCGGAAAAGGATATGGAGATTGCCTACTGGCGCGGCCAGGACGAAACCAACCGGAAGATCTCTGATTCCTACAGCAAGCTCGAAAAACGCTTGATCGAGCTGGCGGCGGAAGTCCGCGCGAACAAGGAGGAGCAGGTGGCGATCAACATGCAGCAGGCCGTGTACAACGGCACCAACACTGCAACGATCGGCTGCATCCAGGCCCAGGTGAATCAGCTGCTCGGCCTGACAAAGCTCGTAGTGCCGAACGCCTCCGTATGCCCCGGCTGGGGTGCTGCGAAGGTGACGGTTGAGCCTGCAACGGCGACCACCTAATGCAAAAGGGGCGGCAAGCGCCGCCCCAAAAATAAGATGGAGGTATCCTTATGGTAACGATCGATCAGGCCATGCGCGGCGCGATGCGGTTTGCGGACAGCGAGATCATCCCGCACCTGCCGACGGGCAAGGGCATCGGCGCGGGCATTGCGCTGGCGCTCATTATGGACAGCGGCAAAGAACGGCTGCTGAAGCTCAAGGAGCATCCGGCGGTGCAGCTCATGGGCGTTATGGATGAATCCGGCAACATTGACATCGACCGGCTGTACAACGCCGCCCGCCCGAAGATGGACGGGCAAAAGCTGCCGGTCACGGTGCCCATCCTCGGCGAGCTGCGCTTTGATGTGGGCGATCTCGATAAGCTGTACAGATACATCAAGGAGGCGTGACATGAGAGAGTATATCGAAAAATTATACAAGGAGCTGGAAGCCGTCACGGAGCGCCCGGTGACGCTCTGCCGCGCCGAGGAGGCCGGTGTATACGCAAGCACCATCCGTGTGCTGGAAAAGCTGGAAGGGCGGCACGGAGCCTGCGAGGGCATGTCCCGCGAGGACGCGGAGGAATGGGCGGCGAAGATGGAGAATGCCGACGGCTCGACCGGGCCGCACTGGACGATGGAGCAGACGTCCGCAGTCGCGGATGCTCGCGGTATCGGACGTGATGTCCCCCGCTGGGCGTGGGGCGTGGCGATGAACATGATGTACTCCGATTACTACGGCGTCGCCGTGGACTTCGGCGTGAATCGTCCGGAGTTTTACGCTGCGCTGGCAGAGGCGTTTCTGATGGACAAGGACGGCCCCGGTCCGGAGGCAAAGCTGTGCGCGTATTATAGGGGGATCGTGCGAAAGAAATAATCTTAGTAAGATGGAGTAAGGAGGGTCGGACTCCATCTTACTAAGATTTCGGGGATAAAAATCAAACGCTGAAATTGTATGAAATCGTCAGCAGCATCTTTGATTTATCAAAATAGCATTTGTCGATGATGGCTTGAGCTGCTGCATATTTCTGCGCAACAGTTGCGTCCGGCGCGCGCAGCGTCCGGAGCACGGAGGCTATGGCTTCACGCATAGATTCGGTGGAAACGCCTTCGGGCGTTTCTGCCGCTTTTTTGATTTCTTCGTCGATTTCCGACAGCTGCTCCTGGAATTTTTGCAAGGATGCTTTATATTCTGGCAGCGACTCGATGCCATCCAGATACGCTTCCCTCAGCCGCGCCATGCGGCTTGTGATTTTCGAGCGCTTTTGCGCAAGCGCCGCCGCAACGTGATCATTGTGTGTATAGTTGGCCGTGTACGCCATCGCCTCGGCGAACGTGAAATCATGCTGAAGCTGCTGCAAAAAAGCTTCTTCCAGCAGCTCGACTGCGATATGCTGTGAGCTGGCGCATCGGCCCTTTAGCCGGTTGTTGCACTGCATGTAATGCGGCGCGGTGTACACGAGCGTCCCTCCGCAGCCCGGACAACGAACAATCCCGCAAAGCCAGTGCTTACGATCTCCAGCCGGCTTGCTGTAGCGCTTGTATGTACGCTTTAGCTCCGCGATCCGCTCTTGTGCGGCCTCCCACATTTGCATGTCGATGATTGGTGTGTGCGCGCCATCCGCGATGACGCTGTCCTGATTTTTAAAATTTCGGCGCGTTTTCCCGGTCGGCGTCCACCGGAGCTTGCCTATGTATGTTGGGTTGTTCAGGATATAGTCTACTGTGCGGTTCTCAAATGGGTTTCCCCGGTGCGTCCGCACACCTCGTGCGTTTACATCCATTGCTATTCCATACATGGCGTCGCCCGCGACAAAACGGCGGAAGATCTCCTGCACGATCTCCGCCTCCTCCGGAACGATCTCAAGCATGTGATCCTTCACGCAGTAGCCAAAGGACGGCGTCGCCTGAAGCCTCCCCTTCTGCGCATTTACCGTCATCGATCGCTTCACTTCTTCGGAGAGGCGGATCGAGTAGAACTCATCCATCCACTCTATTATGCGCTCGATCAGGCTGCCGAAAGGCCCGGCAACCAATGGCTCCGAAACCGATACCACATCCACATTGCATTTTGAGCGCAGCACGGATTTGTAAAATATTGATTCCTCCTGGTTGCGCGCAAAACGAGAATACTTCCAAACGATCACCACGTCGAATGGATGCGCGGCGTCTTTGGCCGCTGCGATCATCCGTTGGAATCCCGGCCGTTTTTCTGCCGCTCTGCCGGATATGCCATCATCTCGAAAAATGTACTCCGAGAGCAGGATCAAGTTGTTTTTTGCGGCATACTCGCGGATCTTCTCAAACTGCGACTCCGGAGAAAGGTCCGTCTGGTCGTCCGTCGACACGCGGATGTAAGCCGCCGCGACGCGCTGTGTCTGTGCTTGCATATCAGCCTCCATCATGCGCGCACCCAGCCGATGGCGGGGTTCAGGACGTCCACCAGCAGCGCCAGCACGCAGACGGCCACAATGCCAAGCAAGATGAAGGTTGTAATGCGATGCATCCGCAATGATTTTTTCACATGCTCACGCTGCGTGCGTAGACTTGCATTTTCGAGCCGGAGAGCCTCCGTGCGAGCCAAGAAACTCTCCGACGTGTTCTCCCCTATCCTGAAATAGTCGTTCATGGATACGCCGATTGCCGCACAGATCGGCCCCACGGTGTACACGGACGGGCTCTTTGTCTCACCTCGCAAATACTGGCTTACTGCGTTTACCGATAATCCGGCAGCATCGGCAATCTGCTGATACGTCAGCCGCTGTTCCGCTTTTGCATCGCGGCAGATCTCCCACAACATGCGTTCCACGATTATGCACCTCCGTTAATTTTGCGAAAACCATCATTCCCCGAAAAAACCCATGATAGGTAGTGGACTTAACCATTACCCGCGGCGTAAGGTAGAAGCACGGGCGCTCCCAATCGCCTGCCGCACAGAAACGCCCCGTGTCGACGCCGGCACGCCGATACGGGGCAACTCTATGTGCGATCATCGTATCCGCGGCGTGCCCTCGGTGTCCAAGTCGGGCACCGCTACGGCTTGCATATGCCGCACGGGCTATATCCCTTTCCAATTATTTCGTCACGTGTTCCAGTCGCTGATGAGCGGCTGCTATCTTTGATCCGCTTTGCGGATGAGCAGTTTTGCCGATGGAACACTTTCGTGTTTGTGTTCAGAATATATGTGTACGATTCTTCGGTCGGTTCCTCAGCCATATCTGCTTCTGCATCGTCTTGCAGATATGGATTCCCTCCAATGCTCGCGTAATACGCCGCTGCGGCAGCGGCCTGTTCTTCTTCGGTGTAATATTCTTCGCCGTCCGACGCTTCCGCCGCAGCTGGCGCAGTCTGATCTTCCTGTTTATCATTAAGATCCGGAGCATACTTTTCAACGTTGTTTATGTTCAGCCGCTCGCCGGTAGGGTGTTTTGTTGTATGCAGCGCCTTTGCCAGTGCGTTCGAGATACCTGTCAGCACCATAAACGCAAGTAACAGAATCGCAACTGTCCCGAGAAAGCTAAGCCGTTTTTTGTTTTTTTTCGGCGGTCTGTTGCTTTCGGGGCTTTCAATATACTTATCAGTTCGCTCGCCATGAACACTGTCGTGTCGTTCTGGCTCGCCCACCGCATATACGCGATCAGTTTCAGTGCTACTCTTAATTTTTTGCTCGATTGGGCTGTTGCTTTCGAGGCTTTCAATGTGCTCGTCAATTGGCTCGTCACGAACACTGCTGTGTCGTTCCGGCTCGCCCACGGCATATACGCCATCAGTTTCAGTGATACTCTTAATTTTCTGCTCGGTTGGGCTGGTTAGTTTTACCGTCAGATGCACACCGTAGTATCGCGGCTCGCCGTCATCATCGTCATCGTCAAAATCTGCGCTGGGGCCTCCGTGAATCCCAGCGGCGGTGATTTCCATTATATATCCAGCGGCCGATTTGGCTGCGAACTCTTTTGCGATGTTTCGCGGCACGTTCCCGACTATCTTGCCGTCAATAACAATGTAGTAAGCTTTTTCTTCCTGATACAGATATTCGTCAATGCGACAGTTATAGTGGGAGCCGCAGTTCAAGGCGCCAATTATGTCTTGCCGTAAAGTTCCATCTTTGTTCGGGTAACTGACCCCAGCGGCGTTGAAACTCCAAAACTCTGAGCCGTAGCTATCTATGTTCTTGCTGTAGTTCACACTGCATCACTCGCCTTACGTAAAAATAACACTGAGAATTTTGTAAAGGTTTGCTATTGATATTTCAAAACATACATTCTAAAATGAAAACAACACAGAGAAAGGAAGCGCGAGATGTTTGACGAGCTGATAAACGATTTGTTGACGCTATCCCCCGAAGAACTCAATCTTTTTTCCGCGTATATCGCTGCTTTAGGAAATCGAGATACGCAAGCGCTTCCGTCTGCGCCGCAGGCGGCAGACTCATGACCTTTTGTGCAATATCGTAAACCTCATCGGGAATCCCGGTGAGGTTTTTTGTTCCCTCATCTGTGCCCATTAGCGTAGCGACGGTCGTGCCCCAATGCTGCGCTAATCGCTCAATCTTGGAGTATGGAGGTGCCTTTTGCTCAGTTTCATACTTCGTGTATGTTGAGCGATCAATGCCAAGAAAATCAGCAACCGCTTGTTGCGACTCGCCGTTTAGCTCACGAAACCTTTTGAAATTATTCATTGGAATCACCTAATTCAAGTATATGTGAAAATAGTGAACGTTTCAATAGTGAATTTTTTGCACATTACTATTGACAAATGTGCCATATGTGTGTTATAAGAAGAATGTGAATATCACCCACACAGCATGTGGCTTATATGCACAGAAAGGAGGGCAACGGAAATGAATCAGGGGCAAAAGCTTCGCCGACTTGAGCGGCGTGTCGCCGCCTTGGAGAAACTCCACAAGCCGTGCGAGGTGCGCATGGAAATTTCTCCGAAGGCAGTCGACCTTACAGGCATCAGTCAGTTTCTTCGCTTGCCAGAGAATCCGCCAAAAACTGATGATACAGATGATACAAGGGAGGGATAGGTACGAAAAATCTAGCTTATTTGCGTGAACGCGCGAAGATGACCCAGCGCGAGCTTGCGGATATTCTCGGCGTAGAACGAAGCAGCATCGCGAAGTGGGAGTCCGGCTCAGCATACCCGCGCGCCGCGCAGCTGCCGGCGCTGGCCAAGGCGCTGAGCTGCTCGATCGACGAGCTTTACAACGGAGAGGAGGCAAAGTGATGCAAAGCAAGGAAGAACGAGAGAACAGGCGGTTCCTTTTTCGCCTGATCGTTTGCACCATCACGCTGGTGATCTGCACCGTCCGAATTTTGGGCATTCTCGGTATTATTTGAACACGCGAACAACAACACAGCCGGCGGCATAAAATGCGAACAGGAAGGAGGCGCCGCGCATGCAGAAGAAAAAGCCGGTAATCCGCACGGAAAGCTATGTCCATGGCTCCGACGGCCGCCTGATCCGCTTCGAGGAGCTGACGGACGACCAGAAGCGCATGGCTGCAACAGAACTCAAACTGCGTCTTGTGCGCGCGATGTTCCCGGGAGTTGATTTTTATGTCGAGGGCGATTTTACCGCATCGGGATAGGAGGGAACAACATGCAGGAGCGAGAGATCTTTGTGACGGACCCGGAGGACATGGAGATCATCCGGCGCTGGCGGGAGCTGAACGGACTGCCGCAAACCACCTAAGCTATTATCCCAAAAAACGGGAGGGAATACCATGGAACAAGAATACACGAACATATGCAGCGCATGTAGAAAAGCTGCCCATTTCAGCCAGGAGCAATGGGCCGAGGCGCTTCACGTGTCGGTGGACACGGTCAAGGGCTGGGAGCGCAACATCCGCATCCCCTCAAACTACCACGTATGCCTGATGGTGGATCTGTGCGGCGAGTCTTGGTATGCGTACAAGCATCTGCGCCAGACATCGGACTGCCTGGGCGTGCTGCCCGATACCGAGCGCCAGCCGCTGCCGCTGGCTGTGATCCGGCTGGTGAATCGAATCATTCGGTTTGCCGACCAGAACCGGGACAGGCAGCTTTTACAGATCGCCGAGGACGGCCTGATAGACGAAAAAGAGCGCCCGATCTACAACGAGATCGTGCGCGAGCTGAACGATATTGTCGGCGCGGCCTACACGCTGCGCTATGCGGAGGGTGCCAGCCATGCGGAAAAATGAGCATAAAAAGAACCGCCCGGCTGCTGCGAACAACCGGACGATTCGGGCGATTCTGCATGACAGAATCATGAAAGCATATTTAGTATACCATCAGTTTTCGCAAAATGCAAGGGCGGGAGGTGAAAAACATTGAGCGAAGAATTTCGGGCATTCTGGGCGGTCATCCCGGCGACGGTGCTCTACGATGACACCATCCCGGCAAATGCAAAACTGCTGTACGGGCAGATCTCCACGCTCACCGGATACACCGGCGAGGGCGGGTGCTGCACCGCGACCAATGCGCAGCTTGCCGGGCCAAACAAACTGTCCGAGGATTCGGTCAGCCGCCTTATCAAGGCGCTTGAAAAGGCCGGCCACATTGAAGTCCGGTATGCCCCTGATCCGAAGGACGGGCACCCTACACGGAGCATCTATCAGGTGCTGCAAGCGCCACCCCTTACCGGCAAAAATGCCGATAAGCTTACCGGCAAAAAAACCGACCCCTTATCGGCAAAAAAATCGATGGGTAATGTATTAAATAATAATATATTACCCCCTAAAAGCCCCCATGGGGGGCGACGCGCAAAATCAGCAGCGGAATGGAAGCCGGAACGCTTCGAGGGATTTTGGAAGTTCTACCCTCGCGGCGAGGGCAGACAGGCTGCAATCCGCGCATGGGATCGGCTGCGGCCGGATGATGCACTGATCGTCGAGATCGGACGGGCCCTGACCGCACAGAAGGCTTCACCGGAATGGATGGCCGGAATCGGAATCCCGCACGCATCGACGTATCTGAACGAGCAGCGCTGGACGGACGAAGTCCGGAAAAGCGTTGATGCGGCTCCGTCGCAGGCAGCTGAGCCAACGGGGACGATTGATACCAGCGGCTTGAGGTTTGTGTGATGGAGAACAGGCAAGCGCTGCTGAATGCGCAGCTTGGCGTCATCGGGTCTATGCTGATCGACGACCGCACCGTCGGCATTGCGCTCCAGGCTTTGAAACCGGAGTATTTCGACGGCCCGTACCGCACGATTTTCGAGGCTATGCGTGGTCTGTTCCAACGCGGGCGGCCGGTCGATCCGGTCACGGTCGTCGGCGTGATCGGCAAGGATTATACGGAGCTGCTCCGCGAGATCATGGATCTGACGCCGACGGCGGCGCATGTCAAGGCATACATAGCCGATCTCAAACGGCAAGCGCGCCTTCGGCTGATGCAGGAGGCGGCCGCAGAAATCCTCTCCGCGGAAACGGAGGACGACATTCGGGCCATGCTCGATCGCATCAACGCTGTTATGGTGGATCGGCCGGGCGTTCGGGCAATGACGATGCAGGCCGCGCTTGCGGACTTTTACAAGCGCCACGATCCATCCGTAAAGCCGACATATCTGCCCTGGCGCTTTGAAAAGCTCAACGACCATCTGCGCACGATGCGCGGTGACTTTGGCATCATCGGCGGATACCCCTCGGACGGCAAAACGACACTCGCGTTAGCAACCGCCCGCGAGCAGGCAAAGACGAAGAAAGTCGGCTTTTTCAGCTTTGAGACAGACTGCGAAAAGCTGGCAGACGCAATGATCTCCGCGGCGGCGCAGATCGGCCTGCCGAAAATTCAGCTGAATGCCATGAACGACCATGACTGGGACACGCTGGCCGCGATCAGCGGCGATTTCGGCGGTAGAAATTTGGATATCATCGAGGCAGCCGGTATGACGGTTGGCGATATCCGGCTGTACTCAATGGCCAAGCACTACGATGTGATCTACATCGACTACTTGCAGCTCATTGAGTCCTCGGACAAAACGCCGTGGGGAAACCAGGAGTATGCTCGTGTTACCGCAGTCTCGCGTGCGCTGAAACAGTTCGGCCGCCAGGGCGGCCCGACAATCATTGCGTTGTCGCAGCTGGGCCGCCCGGAGCCGAACAAAAAGACCGGCAAAATCCCACCACCCACGATGTCAAGCCTGCGCAGTTCCGGTCAGATCGAGCAGGACGCGGACTTCATTTTGCTGCTCTTCCGCGAAAACCAGAAAATCGTGGACTGTGATCGCGTTGTTACAGTTGCGAAAAACAAAACCGGAATCGCTGGGAATTCGTTTTATCTGCGATTCAACGGCGAAACGCAGACCTTCATGGAGTCGCGCCGCGACTGGACGCCCCCGAAGACGCCGGCAGAGGAGGTGTCACAGCTCGACTTTACCGAGCTGCCCGGTGATTGCCCGGTGCCATTTTAAACAAGAAAGGACAGAACCATGAAAGCAATCTCGATATTAAATCTCAAAGGCGGTGTCGGAAAGACCGTCACGAGCGTGAACATGGCCTATATTCTGGCCGCCGACCACAAAAAGCGCGTGCTGCTTGCTGACTGCGACAGCCAGTGCAACGCCACCGAGTTTTACGGCCTTGCCGGGCAGAACCTCTGTGGCGTCGCCGAGGTGATGCTGGGAGAAGCCGAGCCGTATTACGCGGAGAATATCTGGGCGACCGACTACAAGGTCGACCTGCTGCCCGCGTCCGATCAGCTGATGGACTTAGATCTGTCTGCCATCGGAAACCGCGTCAAGGGCGCCTGTCTCAAGGATTTCTGCGACGCCATTCGCGAAGATGATGCGTATGATTACGTGATCTTTGACTGCCCGCCGGCGTTCAACGCGGCAAGCGCTGCGGCGCTTCTGGCCTCCGACGAGGTCATCATCCCGATCAAGCTAGACGCGTTCAGCCTGCGTGGGCTTGCAAACGTCTCGCGGCAGATCGACAATATGCACAAAATTAACCCGGCACTCAAGATCGCGGGCGCTTTGATCACCATGTGGCGCAACACGCCGGTCGTGATTGAGGCGGAGGCGAGCCTCCGACAGTGCGGCATTCTTCCCGTCTTCGAGCAGACCATCCGCCGCACCGACAAAATTGACGAGATGACCTTTGAGCGCAAGCCCATCACGGTCTACTCGCCACGTTCGGCGGCAGGCTACGACTATCGGGCATTTGTGCAGGAGTACATTCAGCCGCCCGTGACGATGGGCGAGCTTTTGGAGGGAGGGCTTGCAAGTGCCGTTTGACGTATCGAGTATTTTTGCCCAGCAGGTGCAGGCGGTGTCCAAGTCGGACACCGGGCGTGAGCTGCTGCAAGTGGACATCGACGATCTGATCGCAAACGACGCGAACTTTTATGCGGTCGACGAAGACAAGCTCGAAGATCTCAAAAACTCCATCGCGCTTTCCGGCATTATGGACCCGCCGACCGTAACCGAGGCCGAGGACGGCAAGTACCGCCTTATTTCCGGCCACCGGCGCACTGCCGCCGTCCGGGCGCTCGTCGCGGAAGGGCGAGAGGATCTGCGCAAGGTTCCCGTTTTTGTAAGAAGCCCGCGCAGCGCGGCGATGGAAGAACTTGAACTGATTATGGCAAACTCCACCGCGCGCGTTTTGACCAGCGCCGAAATCAGTCGGGCGGCGCAGCGCGTCGAGCGGCTTCTCTACGATCTCAAGGAACAGGGCGTGGAGTTCCCCGGCCGGATGCGCGACCATGTGGCAGAAGCCTGTAACGTCAGTAAGACAAAGCTTGCGAACCTGCACATGATCGAGGAGAACCTGATTCAGGATTTCAAGACGCAGTGGGCGGCAGGCAAACTCCCGGACGCGACGGCCTTGGAGCTTGCGCGGTGCGAGGTGGCCTTGCAGATGCGCCTGCGCGACGCATTCGCCCGGACGAAAGAATTTCCCACATCTGCCGGAATTGAGCAGGTGCGGGGGCTGGCCAAAGGCGGTGCAAAATGGCGGCCGAGTGCGTGTCTGCACTGCCCCGACCGCAAACTCTGCCCGAGCTCCCGCGATGACGCAACGCTCCGGCACGATGCGCTTTGCCACTCGTGGTGCGGGCAGTGTCTGGGCGAGAAATGCTGCATGGACTGCGAGTATGGCGCGAAAGCGCGTGGCTGCTATGACGTCTGCGATCAGATGTGCTCCAAGGCAAAGCAGTACCGCACCGACAAAAACGCCGATGAGAAGCGAAAAGAGGAGGACTCGAAGGAGAATAAGCAGCGCGTCTACCGGGCGACCATCCAGTGCAAGGCCGCGCGGCTCGTGAAGGCCATCGACGCGGCCGGCCTCGCGGACGATGTAAAACTCGCCTTTGCGAATTATTCTGTGGACAAGTCCGTCTGGAAAATCCGCGCATACGCAAACGGGGACTTCGGCGACGAGTTTTTTTATAACACGGACGTCCTCGACCCAGATGCAAAGCATGTGCCGGAGCTGTGCAAGGCGCTCCGGTGCTCGGCGGACTATCTGCTGGGGCTGACGGATGATCTTAAGCCAACGCCGTCAGGCCCAGAACAACTCGGGTGGCGTACAGACCGCGATTTCCCAGACGGCCCGGTCCTACTCCTTATCTCCGTATATGGCTCCATAATATATGAGACCGACGATGTGCATGGTGGGTATCTCGGTTGGTTTAAGGAGCCGGATGATGGGGAAATCCTGCGCTGGTTGCCGTTGCCGGAGGCGAAACACAATGCGCAGGACTGATCTCACAAACAGGCAGTTTGGGAAGCTGCATGTGCTTGAATTTTCCGGCCGTGACCAGCATGGTCACGCGCTATGGCTCTGCCGGTGCGATTGCGGCAGGGAAACTGTTGTTGCGGCGTGGCGGCTTAACAGCGGGAAATCGCAGTCTTGCGGATGCGCGCGCAACGCATGGCGCGAGACGCGGCCGAAGCCGGAGAAACCGACACCCAAGCGAAAACCAACGCGCTCCCCTGCTCCGCGCAAACTAAGCCCATGCTACAACGTTTATTGCGAGCTCCGGAACAACGTGCCTCGCGGCGGCGTGTGGAGCTGCACGAATCGAAAATTTTGCCCGGACTGCCAGCGCGTCCGGAGCAGCGAGAAAGGAGAACGTCGTGACAAGTGAGGAAATTGTAAAGGCATTTATGACAGAAAAGGAAATCGTGCAGTCGCTGCGGTATTGCAGCGACCAGGACTGCATTGACTGCGCAGCTTGCAAATACTTTGGTTACGGGGATTGCCTAGAACGCTTATTGTCCGCCGCAGCCGACCTGATCGAGCGCCTGCCCGCCAGAGGCGAAATGATGAAAGGTACATCGAACTTTGACAAGCTGTGCCATCAGGTTTACAACGCCGACGGCAACGGTCGTGACTACATCGGAAAGGCTACTGGAGCGACGTGCAGGCTCTGCAAAAGTCCGCTCTATGCGTATTACTGCGAGGAACGGTTGTATCTCGTTGAGTGCAAAACCTGCGAAATGAAAGCATTGGTGAAGGCAGAAAACCCACAGGTGGCAGCATACAGAGCTTTTGAAAGTGAGGTAAAGTGATGGAGAGGTTGACGTTTGAAGGGAACTTCTGCGACATCTCGCAGTGTAGGAATGTTCCGGGCGGAAGCTTCTGCGAGGATGGCGCGTGCTACCAGAAAAAAGTGTGGGAGCGGCTCAAGCAGTTTGAGGACACCGTGCGAGCACCAGAGCTTTTTTTCAAGATGTACGGCGAACTTCCCCTTTTGGAGTCTGCGATTAAACACTACAGCAGCCACGACCGCATGAAAGAACTTGCTAAGGCTGACAAGGACGGGCGCGTGGTGCTGCTTCCATACCGGGGCGATGCAGACATTGTTCTCATGCGAAACGGCATCGTTTTCAAGCCAGACCACTGGAATATCCATCTTACCGCGTTTGCAGAAAATCAGCCGACACCGAGCGGAAGGACGGTTGCCTTGTTCGATCTTAGCGAAGTTCAGGAATCAATGGAGGGCAAGAAGGATGGCTAAGCGCATAACCAAAGCGCAGTTGAGACAACTCTATCAGGCTCAGCTCATCGATAACGACGAATATCTGAGACTTTTAAAAGAGTTTTCAGGGATAGAATCCCGGCCGACCACGGAGTACAACCACTACGACGAAAATGGCGAGTTTATTGGTAGCAGCGTGGACACCGATCTTTCTGACCTGCTGGACGAGGCTGGCGTGGAGGTGCAGGACGATTTCGAGAAGATGGAGATAAGGGAAGATGAAACTTCGTGAGTTCAAGTTCAACGAATTGAAGAATCCGCTTTCGCCTGTAAATCTCTGCGTAAAAGATGAGAAACGCATCTATGAGGAATGCTCGATAGGCGAGACGCTTCGTTCCTTGCCGCTTGAACTTGCAGACCGGGAGATCAAAGAAGCGCGCTGGTTTTTCAACACATTAGTTATCGAATTGGAGGAAGCAAAAGATGGCTAAGCCGAAAAAGCTGGGTATGCCAGCCGCCTATACCTCGAACGCCAGAGCTGATTTCCTGCGCCGCCCGAAATCGGCAGAACGTCGGAAATGGACTGTCGCAAGCGACGATCGGCCGGCACGTATGGAACAGAAACGGATGGAACGTGAAAAGGAGGCTAAAGGATGACTGCTTATATTCTGAAACTGGACGCTTTACGTGCAATACAAAAACAGAGGTGTGCAAACACCAGCCCTGCGCAAAATTCGATGCTTGATCGTATTCGTTGTGACATCGTAACGCTTCCCGCCGCCGACGTTGCGCCGAGGGCGAGTGGGCAGTGGATTTTACGCCATACCGCAACTGGTAATCCGTACACAGAGTGTTCAAATTGCTGCACGGATTTCAGTTTTAAGACAGATAAGGGAACCATCGCAAAACTCGATATGCGAGGTATGCCATACTGTCCGCACTGCGGCGTAAAGATGGAGAGAGGAATCGAGCCATGACGAGAAAACGCGCAGTTAAGCTGCTGATGAGCTACGGCTACGACCGCAACACTGCAACACGCGCCCTCGACAAGAAACAAAGGTGGGTGCCGAACAAGGAGGTGGCCGTGCACGGTCTCTTGGTCTGCTGCCTAGCGAAGGTCACCGAGGTATACTTTGCCGCGTCCTTCGCGGAGCGGCGCATGATCCAATGCGTGCAGGAATTTGCATCTTCCATCAGATTGGAGGCGAACCACGATCAGCCGAGTGATTGAGCTGCGCGCGGGCAACCGTGTCCGTGCGATAGAGCTTGCCTCGCGGCCGCCGCAATCCGGCGGCCGTGCAGCGCGGCAATTTGAAACCAGCCTGGTACAGGAGGCCGTTAATATCAAAACAGCGTGCATGCGGCTTGAGTTCTTGCTTTACGCAAACTTCAGCCCGCAAGACTGGTTTGTGACGCTCACCTATGATGGTGAGCACCTTCCACCGAACTATGAGGCGGCGCGAAAAAATGCACCGGCCTACTTTCGTAAAGTCCGCGAGGCAAGGCGCATCCGAGCAATGCCTTTTGGATACATATATGTAATGGAGGGTATGCACGGAGATCACCGCATACATCATCATTTTGTCATCCACCGCGCGGATGGGGATGAAATGCTTGTGCGGCATTTTTGGCAGAAAGGCGCTGTCGACATCCGGACCATTGAGGATTTCGGTGGATACCGGAAACTCGCGAGGTATCTTACTAAGGAGCCACGCAAAACCGGCAAACTCCGCGTCGGCCAGCGGATGTGGACGCCGAGCAAGGGGCTGATCAAACCAGAGCGGCTGGACGTCGAGCTGCCGCCTGGCGCGCACTACTTGCCGCCGATCGGAGCAGTCCCATTCGAGGGCGAAAAGTTCCCGGAGCGAATCGATAACACTTTTGGTTCATACGTGCTGTATGATTTTGAAATCCCGGAAAATTAAACATCACATATTCATTTTAGCTTGAAACAATCTATAACTTATCGGAAAGGTGGAACAAAAGTCTTGCAAAACAAAAATGCACATGATATACTGTTAGTGTCAGCAGATGGCAGATTGGTTTGCCCGCTGTGCGGACGGCCGACGCAGCAGCGCGTGCGGCCGAGTACGAGGCTGACGGACTTCCCGCTGTACTGCAAGATGTGCAAGCGAGAGTCGATCGTGAATATGAGCCAGAGCCAACGCCTGAGTGCTAGAGCCAGCGCCAAGTGATTTTGACCGTGAAAACGGAAGATCATTTGGCGCTTTTGTTCTGCACCTGAGGTGATAGCCGGGTGGCATGAGCGCCATGATCTCCGCGTGAGGTCGTGGCGTTTTTTGATTTGTCGATGGATTACAAAAGCAAACGCTGGCTGTGCCTGCGGGACGCGATCCTGCGGCGCGACGGCTACAGATGCCGAGAGGCCAGCCGCTATGGGCGCAACGAGATGGCGACCACAGTTCACCACGTTTACCCGGTTGACGATTTCCCCGGCTGGCAGTGGTGCCGTTGGAACCTGATCGCTGTAAGCCAGCAGGCACACAACAGCTTTCACGATCGGGCGACCGGGAAACTGACCGAGCGCGGCCTCGCATGGCAACGGCGAGTGATCCCCCCTCTCGATTCGCCGCCGCCGTTTTAGCCGAAGCACCGG